CCTGGTCGGCGAAAGCGCGCAGCCCATAAAGTACCTGAAATACTTTAGAATTTTGGTCGGAGCGCCGGGATTTGAACCCGGGACCCCCAGTCCCCCAGGCTGTGGACAAGTCCGATCACAGGTGCCCACAGGCGCTCACAGCCATTGCAAGCTACCGGAATCGCTCATATACCAACAGTGCTAGCGCACCACAGATAGTCACCGAATACCTCACCGCGTATTCCCATAGTCTTCCCAGATCAGGATTCAAACATGAAGTTCAGGGCTACTACGGCCAGCACGCTCGAGCTGCCTGCCGGGCGATCCGAGATGATCGTCTTCGATGATGCGTGTCCAGGCCTCGGTCTGCGGATCCGCGAAGGTGGATCACGTAATTGGATCTATCAATACAAGCTCGCGTCCAAACAACGTAGACTGACGTTGGGCTCGGCCAAAGCGATCGACCTCACCAAGGCCCGAAACGGCTATGAGGAAGGTGGCCGAAAAATCCCCGGCGCCATCCAGCTGCACGCGATGGTGCGTCTCGGACAAGACCCTGCCGCACAGAAGGTGGAGGGCAGGGTCAAGGCAGCGGATACGCTCGATACGCTGATCCGCCGTTACCTGGAGCACCAACAGCAGGAACTGAGACCGCGGAGCTTCCTTGAGGTCCGGCGTCATCTCGAGGGTCACGCCAAGCCGTTGCACGGCCTTCCTGTGAGCTCAATCGATCGGCGAACGATTGCCGACCGTCTCGACGCAATCGCAAAGAAGAGCGGCGTCGTGGCTTCGAATAGAGTCCGCGCCAGCCTGTCAGGAATGTTCACCTGGGGAACGAAGCGAGGACTCGTCAGCGGCAATCCGGTGGCCGCCACAGATAAACGCGAGGAGAGGTCCCGCGAGCGCGTGCTGTCATATGATGAGCTTAGGCTGATCTGGAACGCGCTCGGCGATGATGACTATGGCGCCATCGTCCGGCTCTTGACGTTGACCGGCCAGCGCCTGAACGAGATAGCCGGTCTGCGCTGGTCCGAGCTGCTCGACGACATGATTGATCTGCCAGGCGAGCGCACCAAGAACGGTCGACCGCATTTCGTACCGCTTGCCGCGCCAGCTCGAGCCATTCTCGAAGCGCGACCGCGACGGATTACCGCCAGCGGCAAGCCTCGCGATCTCATATTCGGGAGCGGTGAGGGACCCTTCAGCGGCTGGTCGGGCGCCAAGGAACAGCTCGACGCCCGCATTCTTGCGGCGATGCGGACGGCCGCGGAGAAGGCGGGCAAAAGCCCTGAAGACGTAAAGCCGCCACCGCATTGGACGCTCCACGACTTGCGGCGCACGATGGCCACGAAGATGGCCGACGACTTGAAAGCGTTGCCTCATGTGATCGAGGCGACGATCAATCATATCAGCGGCCACAAGGGCGGCATCGCCGGAATCTACAACCGAGCCGTCTATTTGCCCGAGCGCCGACAGGCGTTGACGCTCTGGGGCGAGCACGTGCTCGCCGTCGTCGAGGGTCGCAAGAGCAACGTCACCGTGTTGAAGCGGGCCTAGCGCCATGACGCTCATGCGACGTTGCCCGCTCTGCAACACGCCGAGCTCCGTGAGCAATCAGTACAGCCTGTATTGCGAAGGCGTCGAGACATGGGACGGTGCCGAGCGGGCCGCCTACGAACTCTTTATGGAGATCAGAAAGCGCCATAAGGAGGTGGCAGCGCGACGGCTATTCGCGGTGTGGGGCACTCCACCCACGCAGCGACGGAAAGCTAAAATCAGGAATCTCGGGCTGCTCGACCAGTACGACTTGGTGAAGAACGCGCGAAGGGTTGCGCGCGAATGTGCCGAACAGAACAAAATGCTTCCGAAGTCCCAACAATTCGGACCCGGCAGCACAGACGCAGAGCTTCTCGAACGTCACATCCACCGACTGCGCACCTGGCGCCAAAGGCACATCGAGAAGGGCACATGGTTGGGGCCATTCCCGGAAGAGTGAGGGGTGTCATTTTTGAATGCGAAATGACACCCTGTCATTTCGACCTGCAAAATGACAGGTGTCATTTTCCTTCGATAACTTGACAGATTGTGGAGCCAGATAGCGCGTCGTATTTCCCGTGCGAGCTTACAGACAGCCACACGCGGGCACACCATGAAGGCGCGCGATCTCGAAGAGATTCTCAGAAGCGTCGATGACCTTCCAGACGACGCTATCCTACCGGATCCCGCCTCGGCGAAGGTGATGGGAATCTCAGTCAGCACGCTGAAGCGTCTCAACCCCGTTCCAAGCATCAAGGTCAGTCAGCGGATACGCGGTCGCAGGCTTGGAGATATCCGAGCGCTGAGTCGCGGTCGGCGCGTCCCCGCTTAAGACGCAGAACGCCGCCCGAGCGATCGGAGCGGCGTCTGCATTCACGGGCGGATCACACCATCATCGCGCTCGGCGGCAACCGAGCGATCAACCAACAGGCGATGTCTAATGCTTCTACAGAATGAAGCCACACCGCGCAAGGCTCGCGCCCGAGCGGGCGTCGACTTGACGGACCTGGCCGTGAAAATCAAAGCCGAGCATGCGGCAGCGGCCGAAGCCGTTAAGCGCACTGTTATCCACGCGCTGGCTGCCGGCGAGCTGCTGCTCAAGGCCAAGGCGCATCTCAAGCATGGTTGTTGGTTGCCCTGGCTGAACGACCACTGCCAGGTCTCGGAACGAACGGCGCGGCTGTACATGCAGCTTGCGCGGTCAAGGGTCGAGTTGGAGTCGAAATCGGCAACCATTGCCGATTTGACCCTTCAACAGGCCGCCGCGCTTCTATCGGTGCCTGGCGCGGCGACCTCGAGGGCAACCTCGGCCGCGGCCTCGGTCAAGACCGAGTCAAAGGCCGAGTCGGCCGCCAAACCGAAGCCGACCTCGGCCCCCATTGGGTTCGGCACCTTGGACCCGAAAAGTATCGCAGTCCGACTCAATTCGCTGAGTTGGGTCGAGGCCGACCCCGCGTTGCGGGTGAAGTTTGTCGACGATGTCGGTCCTTGCTCGCTCTGGGGCGCCATGACGGCGCAGCAGCGCAACGCCTGCCTCGAGTATCACCGCAAACTCTGCAACGAGATGGAGACGGAAAATGTTGCGGATCGTCACAGCTGACGAGAGACTTGAAGAAACGCGCGGCGCCAAAATTCTCCTCGTCGGCCCGACCGGCGTTGGCAAGACCTCCCAGCTGCGGACGCTCGATCCAAAGTCAACGCTATTCATCGATATCGAAGCGGGTGACCTGGCGATCAAAGATGTGGGCGTCGACACTATACATTTAAATGACTGGCCTGCCGCTCGAGATCTAGCGGTGCGTATCAGCGGACCAAATCCGTCGTTCGGGCCAATGTCCTGCTACGGGGAGGCACACTATCGCGCCGTCGGCGGCGACCTCCCAAACCTGGACCGATACAGCACCATCTTCATCGACAGCATCACTGCGTTAAGCCGACTGTCGTTTCGGTGGGCGGAACAGCAACCCGAGGCCTTCAGCGAGCGCAGCGGAAAGAAGGATCTGCGCGGCGTCTACGGCGCGCACGCTCGAGAAATGATCACGTTGCTGAATGTCCTTCAGCATGTGCGAAACATGAATGTCGTTTTCGTCAGCGTCCTTGAGCTTGTTCGTGACGAGTTCGGTCACGCCGATTGGAAAATTCAGATGGAGGGCGCGCGCACCGGACGCGAGCTCCCCGGTATCGTCGATGAAATCGTGACGATGCAAATGGTCGATTTTGGCGACGGCAAAGAGTTGGTGCGTTCGTTTATCTGCACCTCGCCGAACCCCTGGAACTATCCCGCGAAAGATCGCTCGGGTTTGCTCAGCCAGCTCGAGAAGCCTGACCTGGGCGGTCTACTGAAAAAGCTGAGCTTCCATAACGTTCAAAGTGCACAGGAGAAGTAAGTATGGCCTACGACCTTAATTCCGCAGGTCCTCAACGTTCGTTCGAACCGATTCCGGTAGACACAGCTGTTGAAGTGGTGATGCAGATCCGCCCCGGTGCGTACGGTGAGGGCGGATGGTTGACGAAGGCCAAGGGCGGCGGCAGCGCCGGCCTGGACTGCGAGCTCACGGTCCTCTCGGGGGAATACACGGGTCGAAAGATCTTCGACCGCATGACCCTCGAGGGAACAACCGACGGGCATTCTCAGGCGACCGATATCTCGCATCGGAAGTTGCGCGCGATCATCGAGTCGGTTCGCGGCATCCACCCGAAGGATACCCAAGACGCCGCTATCAAGGCGCGCCAGATCAATAGCTGGGGCGACCTCGATAATATCCGGTTCGCCATCAAGGTGGGCGTCGAGCCGGCCAAGGGCCAGTACGCGGCCAAGAACACCATCAAGACCGTGATCACACCCGATCAGGTCGGGTGGAAGCAGTTCGACCAGGGGCCCCGCCCGCCCGGCGGTTCCGCTCCAGGCGGCTCGGCTCCGCCGCCCGCTCCTCTCGCTGCCGGGAGGCCGGATTGGGCGCGCTGAGCGAACTCAATCGGATCGAGGAGGCGCGGCGGGTCACACTCGCCGCTGTTTCCGCGGCCCGTCAGCTGGTGGACAGCTTGGCTCTGGATGCAGACACGCGCCTTGCTGAGCTCACCGACGACGATTGGGGTTGGATTGTCACAGCTGTGATTTTTGCTTGGGTGAAGGCGAAAGCGCAGGAAGCGGTGCGATTGGGAGAGGACGTCGAACTGTCATTGCGAGCGGTCGACGGCAATCCTTGGGACATCGGCGCGGTCTCGTCGATCCTACCGAAGCTTGCGGATCAGTCCGACATCGATTGGTCCCTGCCTCTGCTCGAATGGTCGCAGGAGCGAATGGAAAAGTTCCTGATGACGGCATTCGATCTCACCCGTGAGGCAATGGCCCGGCGAGATCAGGCCGGCGGACGCATCACGAACCCGCGCGAGCAGGTTGAAGCGGCGGTGCGGCGAGCTAACCGTGGGGCGTAATCATGGTCATCGACCTAAATCGCAGGAACGTTGCGACCGCGCCCGTCAGCACGGCGATCAACGATCGGATCGAGCAATGCCTCCCGGTCGAAACCAACACGCGCCAGTACCTTGGCGCGTCATCGGTCGGCGGCGACTGTCTGCGACAAGTCCAATACGATTGGATGTGCGATCCTCACAACAGAACCCGGACACGCGATATTTTTGAGCGCGGGCATTTTCTGGAGGGCCTAAGCCGTCGGCACCTCCTTCGTGCCGGCATCGTGTTTGAAGAGCGGGAAGAGCTCCTAAAATTCGAGGCCGCGCAGGGTGAGTTCAAGGGTCACTGCGACGGCGTAATGATCGGCGGTCCTCCACTTCCTGGCGTCGGATATCCCTGCGTGTGGGAGCACAAGGGGTTGCGACACAGCGGTTGGATGAAGATTGATCGCGAGGGGTTTGACAAAGCGTATCCCAAATACTGCGTCCAGGTATGGATTTATATGGCGTATTTGGGCCTTACCGCGAACCCGGCTGTTATCACCGTAACCGACGCCGACACGATGGAGCGACTTCATCTGCTCCTGCCGTTCGATATCGAGCGCGCGCAGCTATGGTCCGATCGCGCGGTGGCAATCATCAAGGCGACACGCGCTAACGAGCTGCTGCCGCGCTTTACTGACAATCCCAACGACTACCGCTGCAAGTCTATTTGCAGCCACAAGGACCGGTGTTGGGGAGCGCGCGCGGCATGACCAAGCTGTCTGAAAAGACCATCAAGCTGTTCCTGATATGGGCGATGTCCGATCACCTCAGTGAAGCGGCCAACGCCAAGACGCTACTAGAGCAGGAGCTTAAGAAAGACGGGCTGGATATGCACGCGGTTGCCGAGCAGCTGCGAAGCGGCGGAGGGTACACAGAAGAGCAGATGGTTGAGGCCTATCGGCGCGGCCGGGATGAGGAACGGCAGAAGATGGTCACCACCTCAAACACCCAAACCGACTGGAACCGGATTGCGAAGGAGGTCCTGGCGAACCCGCATGTGCTCCGCAACGATAAAGAGCGAGAGGTTGTCCCCAAGTTCGCCCGTCTCACCGAATGCGGCGAGGAACTGTCTGACAAGCAGCGCAAGTGGCTGGCCGACATCTACGCGCGAATTTGAACAGTGCACAGACCAAAGGAGAAAGTCGATGGCGTCAAGTCTAACGCAAAGAGCCCCAACTCCAGCGATGGAGAAGATACTCCAACTCGGCCGCGAGGTGGTCGATAAGAGCCGCGGGCGCCTGATCTTCGCTCTCGACGCTACAGCGAGCCGGCAACCGACATGGGATCTGGCGGCTACGCTTCAGGGCAAGATGTTCGAAGCGGTGAGCGGCAGCAACCTGAGCGTTCAGCTGGTCTACTTCCGAGGCCTAAACGAATGCAGGGCGTCAAAGTGGGTCGGCTCGAGCAACGCGCTGACAGCGACTATGACGACGATTAGTTGTCGCGCCGGTCACACGCAGATCGAGAAAATTCTGCGCCACGTCGCGAAAGAGGCCGCTGCCGAACCGGTCAAGGCGACAATCTTTGTCGGCGACGCTTGTGAGGAAAAACCCGACCAGCTGGCGTCGCTAGCGGCCGACCTGGGCCGACTACAGGCCCCGATGATGATGTTTCAGGAGGGTGGCGACCCAACGGCTGAGCGCGCGTTTCGCGAGATTGCGGACTTGTCGGGTGGGGTATGGGCGCCGTTCAACGAAGGCGCGGCGCAGCGGCTTAGTGATCTTATGCGCGCGGCTGCCCTGTTCGTTACCGGCAACGCTGGGGCGCTCAGCGAGCTAAAGCGGATCGCGCAGCGGCGATAGGCCGATGGGCACAGAAAGGGAGAGGGGCGTGGATTGGGGGCCGTTTGTGTCAAATCTGGAGCCGGCTGAGCGGCTGGCCAGATTACGAAGTTTGCGGGCGCTCGCGGGTGTTTTCTGTCATCGGCACCCGGAGCTCGCTGTCGCCTTACGGGCCGCTGAGCGGGACCTGGCTGCGCTCGAAGCAGCGGCGCTCGCGCTGGAGCAGGTGCCAACCGTTAATCGTCGGCGCCTGCTCGCCTCTTACGCGGACCTTGAGAGGGCGAGCCGATGAGCGCGAAGCCGGCGACCTATAACGGCAACCTCGCCAATCTTCCGGCCGCGCTACAGCCGCTCACTAGCAAGCGGCAGTGGCTGTGTTGGAAGTGGGAAGAGCGAACCAATAAGGACGGGTCGACAAAGTGGACCAAGCCGCCGGTCGTGGCGCGCGACCCGAGCAGGTACGCGAAAACGAACGAGCCGACTTCATGGGGGACCTACAAGGAAGCCCTCCAGTCGGTCTTGCAGCAGCGGGCGGACGGTATCGGTTACGCGCTGCTGCGCACCGGGCTCGGTGCGATCGATCTTGACGAGTGCCGGAACCCGCAGACCGACGAGCTCAAGCCCTGGGCGGTCGATATCGTCAATGAAGCGAATGGCGCCTATATCGAAAATACGGTTTCAGGGACCGGACTGCGGATCGTCGGTCTTGCGAAAGGCGCCGAGCTTCAGCGACGGTTCAGCTTCCAGCGGGAGGGCAGGGCGGGTCTCGAGCTTTATAGAGATACGCCGCGCTACATCACCATCTCCGGATTCGAACGGGGCAGCTGTGCCAAACTGCCGCCGATAGACGACCTGCTCGACACGCTTCTGGCGAGATTTGGGGCACCACAATCTATTAATGGAGCCGCGGCGGGCGGGTCCGACTTCAACACCGCCGGCCCGCAGATCTTTGACGTCGACTATGAGGAGGTAATACGGAGCGGCGCGCCCGTAGGGGCTCGCAGCGACATGTTCCAGTCGGTGGTTTGGCACTATGCCGGCAAAGGGTGGTCCGCGCAGCAGATCGCTGATGAGATGGAGCGGTACCCCGCCGGCATCGGCCAGAAATACGCGGGCCGGCTGCTCGAGGAAGTCCGGCGATCGTACGGGAAGTGGCGAGCGACGAAGCAGGCCGCGGCAACAGGGCAGGCAACCCCTGGAGCGTCGTGGCCGCAGATTAGGGTGATCCCTGGCGAGCTGCCCCGCGTGGTTAACGAGGCCGAGGAGGCGCTGATCTCGCTTAATAGAGAGATCTATCAGCGGGGGAGTTTCATCGTCCGCCCGGTTCGGGAACGACTCAAGGCTTCCAAGAATCGAACCACGGAAGGGTGGCGCCTGATCGAGATTACCAGGCCTTACCTTCAAGAGACCCTGACGCGAGCCGCTCGATTTTTGCGGTGGGACGCGCGCTCGAACAATTTCGTCCCAACCGACGCGCCTGAAAAAGTTGCCGAGACATACCTCGCGCGACGCGGTGAGTGGAAGTTGCCGGTTCTAATGGGAATCACGACAACGCCGATCTTGAGGCACGATGGCACGATCCTCGACCGGCCGGGATACGACGCAGACACCGGCCTGATCTTCCGACCCGGCGAGATCCGTTTTCCGCCTATTCCATCAGATCCGACACGAGAAGATGCGGTTGCGGCACTCGGCGAGCTCAAGGAGATCGTCAAGGACTTTCCGTTTGCAACTCCCGCGGATAGGTCAGTCGCGCTGTCGGGATACCTGACGGCGATACATCGAGGGACTTTGCCGACGGCGCCCATGCATGGGTTTTCGGCGCCCGCGCCCGGCAGTGGGAAGTCTTTGCTGGTCGACACCGTCTCGATCGTGACGACCGGCGACATTGTGCCGGTTATCGCGCCCGGAGCCGATGAGGAGGAGCTGGAAAAGCGGCTGGCGAGCGCGCTGATGCGCGGAGCGGATATCATTTCGGTCGACAACTGTACGCAGCCGCTGGGCGGTGTGTTTTTAAACCAGGTCTTGTCGCAACAGGAGGTGAGCTCGCGCATTTTGGGCGCGAGTAAAGACGCGCAACTGCCCACACGCATGGCGCTCTTTGCGACCGGGAATAACCTACGCTTCGCCAGCGATACAGTTCGTCGCGTCTTACTATGCACGATCGATGCGGGGGTAGAGCGGCCGGAGTTGAGGCGGTTCGAGGGGCCGCCGCTGCTGGAGAGGGTATGGGAAGCGCGACCGCGGCTGGTTACGGCGTGCCTGACGATTCTGCGCGCCTGGCGGCTGGCACGGCCCGCCGCGGGCATCAAGGTGGAGCCCTATGGCGGCTTCGAGGAGTGGTCAATGTGGGTGCGCGAGGCGCTGGTGTGGCTCGGCGAGGCGGATCCGAGGGAGACGGTGGCGGAGGTTATTGAGAATGATCCGGCGCGTGAATTGTTCGTAATGGTGAGGGTGGAGTGGGAGCAGCATCTCGGGTTGGATGTGCCGTATAGGGGAGCCGAGGTGGCCGAGAAGGTGAACGGGGGGTGGAGCCTTGGTGTGCCGGGGCTCCGATCGGCACTAATGACTGTGGCGGGAGCGAGGGGTGGAGTGGACGCCTACAGATTGGGATGTTGGCTGTCTGCCCAGAAAAACATAATCGTTGATGGGTATCAATTTGTGAGGCACGCGCGGAGTGCGGCGGGGAATAAATGGAAGTTGGTGAAAAAGTGAGATGTGGCATACCACGAGGACATACACGCATCAGCGGCGGTGCTTTAGTTCCTCGATCAACTCATCGACTATCCTCACCCACACATCCCTCGCGGCAAAATCTCCGACCCGTCCTCTCCGCTTCGCTCCATCCGACCGTGGCGTATCACCCGCCCTCATCATCAACCCGTCAGGCAGCTCACGCAGCGCCAAAAGAATATCCGACACCGTTCCGGGCTCCGCCACCCCGACCAGGCGATCAACAAGCAACTTCACGGCCTCGCTCATCCTCTCCTCCAATCCTTCGTCGAGGGAGTGATACCCGTGGCACCTAATGAGGCTTCTTCCACCCACCCCTCCAGGAGTGTCACATATATACTCTGATATACTCTGACAGTTCCTATGTGTTGGGTTCAGGGTCCCTCATAAGGTTACATAGGTATCACTGGTTCGCGGGTCGACCTCATCGTTCCATCCCTCGGTAGATATCGTTTCTGTGCCCCGCTGTGAGCCTGTCCTGATGCCATCTGGGCATCGTTCCGGCACAGCCACTGCCTCGCAGACTGATGGTGCTGCATCAGCAAACCCAGCATTCATGCCGTTTTTCACCGTGCTCGCCGATCTGCCGGCCGATCTGGGAAGAGCATGGGAAGCGAGGCGAGGCCGTTCGATCGGCGCGATGGCTGCGGTTCGGCCCCAAAAGACCGGGGTGGGTGGGTGCCGGGGTCGCCCATCGCCAGCGCCTCGTCGAATTGACGACCAGCCTCCCCACAGCGGCGCCGCTCTGAAAAGTTCGACCTGAGGTGGCTGCCTTTGAT